TTGTGGCGGATGGCGCAGATAGCCGTTAGGAATTCGTCTATATCGAGAGTGTCCAACTGGGTTTTGAAGAACTTTGGCCCGAGGATATCCTTGTTACAGAAAGAAGATGCGCGGATATAGTAGATGGCATTACGCCTCATATCTGCCAGACGAGGTTTCCATCTCGCCACGAAGGCATTTAGCTTAACAGACTCAAGGCGCATCTTCTCCAGGAGAACAGGGTCTTTTGAGTCTCGCTCCTGCTGCTTGAGCACGAACAGGCGGTAGAGACTTTTATTAACTTCCAGAGCAACGGTTGCGATCTCCTCGATAAGTTTCGGGTTCACCTTTTTTTCGTAATCCTCGAACCAGTCATCTTCACCTAGGTCGACGCGAGCCGTATCACTCACACCCGTAACACCTTCATAATAAGCAGAACAGCGCACATTTGCTGGACCTCCACGTAAGGATGGGAACAGTCGGGTTTTGAGTTTTTCTCCACTATTATGTTTCATCTCCTCCACGAAGGCGTGCACGGCGTTTCTACCTGCCACGGATTCCGGCTGGTCGCTTGATACGAGCTGAAGATGAGCGCCATTGCGGAAGATCACGCTATGCTTAGCATACGCTATCGGATATCGGGGTTTCCGGAAGTGGGAAGGCAGCGTGCTCTCTCCTACTACATAATCAATACCATATTCCAGCATGGACCTCTGTTGTCCGTTCACTACTACCTGACGCGAGAAATATGCCTGTATGTTTGGCCAGACGTTGGTCATCAGCGCCACATACGTCTTGTGCACCAGGAAAGAAAGCTCTCCCGGCATATCGTTGGCAACTCGTATCAGGCGAGGACCCGTCACACCTTCGGTCTTACCTCCGGCACGGGCAACCTCGGCAAAAAGCATGTTGGGGTCGATGATGTTGGCAAGCAGCTGCATGTTGTTCATGTAGTAATGCTCGAATTCACCGAGAGTATTATCATTCAAAATCAGTTGGCTCATCGCTTAGATCCTCCACTATTTCCGCTTCCTGAATGTCAGCATCACGAAGCAATCGTTTCTTTTCTGAACTCTCGATAGGTAAACCATCGATGAGAGATATATAAAAACCGCGGTTGTACTTGCCGGCGATTTCCTTGAGGTTCTTTTTCTGAAAACCTAGCTCTTCTGGGGTAACCTCTGGAGTAATGAGGAACACAACTCCGAGATCTCTATCTGCCTCTGCCTGCTCAGACGCACGTCTGCGGCATTCCAGAGCCTGGTCCATGCAGGCCTTCTGCATCTTATAGTCTCGTTTGGCAGAGCAGAGCTTGGCAAGGTCCTCGTACTTGTTGGCAAAATCATTCTCCCAGACTTTTATGGCCACATTGCAATCTACATTAAAGTAAGATATTGCCTGATTGATGCGTGTCATGCAGGTGCGCACATCGAGGGTGATCTTTTGCAGCGAAGCAATGCGCTGCTTGAGCTGACGGGCGCCACGGGTAATATTACGTTCATACTCGTAGATTTCGGCAGCCCATTGCAGTTGCTTCAGAAAGGTCTGCACATCCTCTGGAATGCCTTTGCCTTCACCTGTAGTCAGGAAGGTGGTAATAAGGTCCGGATGAACACTCTCAAGTTTTTCTATCTCGCTTTTCATACGCCAAACAACTTTTTTCTAAGTTTCAGTTCTTCGCGATCCTGCATCCGCTCATTCAGTAGCTTGATGGCATCGAGGTCACCGTTTGCTGCCAGCTCGGCTATCTTCTCATCAGCCTTGAGTTGAGCCTGCTCTAGTACACCTCCGTTCTTCACCATCGAGACGCAGGTTTCTGCAATCTTCTTTAATTCCGTCTTATCCATCTTATCTATCTGATTTGTCTGATTTGTCACTATACTGCTCCATCACCATCTTGAACATACGTTCACGTTCCTGATGACGCTGGAGGTTCTCACGGTCGCTGGCACGTTTATCCTTGCGATCATCTCTTTTAATGTAGCTCTTATAGCGCTTGATATTGTCGAGAACGTTCTTGTGCTTGTGAAGAAACTCGGCTGGATCCTTTTTGAAGAGCTTCACGAGTTCATTGAATTCAGACTTGCCCCTCAGCAATGGATGCTTATACAGAAACTTGCCGGTATCGTTGTACGCCTTCAGTTCGTCGAATGCCTGAAGGTTACGGATGCGGAGTTCCGCCATGGCAGCCACATCATTCGCCTTCGGTTTCTTATCCAGGAGTTCGTCGAGTTTCTTCATCTTGCGCCATGTGTTGATGCGGTCGTTATAAATGACGGTCGCCATCTGCACGTCCTCGTTATAGAGGTTATCCCAATCTATGTTAGGATATTCCTCTTCCTTTTGAACTACTTTTTTTTTGAGTCCTCGCCAGGGTCGGCAGCATCAGACTGTTCTGGTTCCTGCTGACTTTTACCTTCAGGAGTCTCTTCTTCGGTTGAAGTATTACTTGAACCATCTGCAGGTTCCTGCTCTTCTCCTGTTGAAGTATTACTTGAACCATCATCAGGTATCTGCTTATCATCGGCTGGGGTGTTACTTGAACCGCCTTCCGGTCCCTGCTCTTTTTCGGTTGAAGTGTTACTTGAACCATCACCAGGTATCTGCTTTCCTTCAGCCGAAGTATCACTTGAACCGCCTTCCGGTCCCTGCTCTTTTTCGGTCGAAGTATTACTTGAACCATCATCAGGTATCTGCTTTCCTTCAGCCGAAGTATCACTTGAACCGCCTTCCGGTCCCTGCTTATCATCGGCCGGGGTATCGTCAATATTTTCATTCAACTTCCCGAAACAGATTCGATGATCTACGATATCTTCCTCGTCGCACTCATCCAGAAGGGCGTAGAGTATTTCGTCTGCATACCGTTTCGGGTCACGGGCGAAACGAGTAAGTTTAGGGTGGCGAGGGTTTACATCCTCCAAGAGAGCAAGGTCGGCTTCAGCGTGCCCGGCTCCTCTGAGTTTATTGAATAATTGCAATTTTTCTCTTCTACTAATCATACCTTATATATATATTATAAAAGGTGCGCCACCTCTTGTGGCGACACACCTTAAAATTAACTAATAAACTAAATAAAATGAGAAACGCTAAGAAATTGCTGACTTACCAGTTGAAGAACCTGAAGCCGTATTCTGCTTTGTGCCAGGAGCCGTCTCTGAATGAGCGGCAGCCTCGGCAGCTGTCACACCAAGAGGATCCTCAGCATACAGGCAAGGAAGGTCTACAGATGTACGCTTAAAGGTGAAGGTGGTGTATCGGCCATCCTTATCATCCTTAGTCTCCGTATTATTGAGAATCATAGGGCGCTCAGGTTCGCCGACGATATACCATTGCGTATCCTTTACATGCTTGTAAAGAATAATAAACTTACCGCCGGCAAATTCTTCGATGAAGTTATAGAGATCCACGCGAGTTCCACCCATGATGATTACCAGGTTATTCTCGCCGGATGTTGTAATATCTCCCTTCTCTGTCGTAGCCGTAAATGTAGGAATATCGTGCGCATCGAAGAGATAAGCCTTCAGGGTGTCAGCGGCAGCCGTCTTAAACGGAATTGCCTTGACCATGCGGTCTTTATCCGGCTGAGGAAAGGCCTTCGATATGTCAATTAAAGTCGTAGGAACCAATACTACCTGGTATGCAATAGCAGAACCATGGGTATCTCGGTCTGTTACATCTTCTATAGAGGTCAGCGCAACGAACGAAGCCATAGAGACTCCTGTGCCACCGATGCCGAAGGTAGATGTAGGATCAGCTAACATCTGCAGAAGTGAAACGATGCCGAGCAGCATAATGAGCGTCATGAAGAGAAGACGGCCCTTATGCTGGGCATAATGATAACCCTTGTTAGGGTTATAAGTACGAGAACGTACTGGAATATTGTTTTTCTTCATAATTTTTTCTGAAAATGTAGGCGAGGTACGCTGTACCTCACCTACGAGTTAACAATATATATATAATAAGGACTAACGGCCACCAGGAACATTAGGCTGAACAGCCTTGTTAATGGTTCGCTTGCCACCTACGCGACGTTCGAGCTCACGGAACTTCTCGTCCTTACCGAGAATAACCATGATGTAGTCGCCAGCCTGGCTAGGAGTCCATTCTGCGGTAATATTCGCAAACTTGCCGCTCTTGGCGATGGTAAGCTTGTGTTCGGTATCATCCTCACCAATCTCGATACAGTAAGCTACGCCAGCCTTCGCATTCGTGATATCCTCGATAGCGGTTGCTGTAGTAGCAGCATCTGTAATCTGCCAGAAGCCGTTTGCACCGTTGATCTCTGCACCAATAACAGTTGCAGGGAGGTTGGTAAAGATCTGCTGAAATTCGTAATCGTTGGCATCCATGGCAGCCTTATTGTCGAACTTGCGACCGGTAAAGGCTGCGCCACAACCTTCCTTCCAGGTACTCCAGGCACGAACCATTTCCATCTGCTCCTCCATCTTCACGGCGAACATCTCGCCAGGGAGATTCTCTACAAACTGAATATTGCCAGGAACATCCATAAACATCCAGCAAGACTTGCCCTCGTATGGGAGCCACTTAATCTGAATGGTAGAATCTGGAACGCGGTTCTTGTAGCCGTTAGGACCGGTAAAGTCCTGATCCTTGCCATAAGTCTCGCGGCAGTTAGCAAGCCACCAGTCAATATGGTTTTCGTTGAGGTAGAGAACATGGTTATCGATGGTCATGCCCTCAGAGAGGTGAGTCTTAACGTCGGTAATGAACTCCTTAACCGCATCCAGCATATTAGCTGAAGTATAAGTATTGTAGCTCTTATTGGCAAATGGCTTAATGCTGTAATCGTGGATGTAACGGAGCAAGGTGTACCAGATACCTGTACCTGCATTGAGGTAGCTTGATGCCTGGCCAGCCTCTGGCTTTACATAAATACCACGCATACGACGCTGATTCTGCTCGTCCTGAGCCTTCTTCAGAAGGTTGAGGAGACAGAATTCAACCATAGACCACTTGATAGGATCAGAGCCTTCCTTGTTGAGATAAGCGATATACTTGCGCTCAAGTTCCTTCATCGGGCCGAACTTAACCTTAATCATGGCGTCATCAACATAGCCCATCTCGTTTTCGAGCTGCATGCCACCCTTGTAGATCTCACCTTCCTGATAGCCCTGAGATACCTCATTGAAGAATGCGTTGAAGAGAATGTCGCGATCCTGAACACCATAGCGAACAGGGAAGAACTCTGTAAGATTACGAAGTTCAAGGATTCGGGCAATAAGCGCATCCTGGCGAAGGATGACGAACTGGTCGCCCAATCCGGCATTATCCACGCCTGAGTAATTAGTAGCGAACTGGCCGGAAGCGAGAGCCTTAACGTTGCCAAGCTCGTTGCGTACCTGGTGATATTTGTAACGCTCCTGGAGTGATCTCGCGAATGCCATTGCCTCAGAGCGGAACGCCTTGCCGTCTGTCTCCTCGTTTGGCGTAGATGCTAAGGCTATCTCAGGATTAGCGACAATGCGGTTCCATCGCTTTTTCATATCAAACATAGAATGCTCGATACCGAAAAGGTAGTTAGCGTTAGTTTCGAAACCGTTAATAGGAATAGAAGGAGCAGTAACATGAGCAGCAGGTTTATCATCTGCAGTACTGTTAGCCATCTTCTTCATGTTCTCAGTGAGAGTGTTGACTGCCACAAAGAGTTTCTCGAACGGTACGTTCTGACTGTTCTCGTTCTTCTTTCCTGCATCATCATCGTCGTCGCCTTCGCCACCTCCATCGCCGTCAGGATCATCATCCTTTGACTTGTTAGCCTTTGAGACAATGGCATAGAGCTCATTGATCTGCTTCTGATGCTCAGCCTGCTCAGCTGCACTATTCTCCTCAGCGAGGTCATCCATGAGAGTACTCTGGTACTCTTTCTGATACGCCTCGCAAAGAGCCTTATACTCATCTGCGGTAAGGCTCTTATTCTCGAACTTCTTTGTAAAACCAAGCTTCTCGAGAACTTTGTTTAACTTTGCTTTGAAATTCATAAATCAATCATTTAAATATTAAAACAACTTAGATCAAACAAAAATAATATATTAGCTAAATCCGTAAAGGCTTTGCGCACCCATATAGGCATCACCCAACTGCGCCACCTCTGCAATCGCCTCCAGTAAGGTGCGCTTACCGTCTATGAGACCTACTTCTTCGGCCGGAGCGGTATAAAGGCTTTCACCCTGAAGTACCGGAGCATCATCATCCAGTTCTGCCAGTTTTGATCGCTGAGATTTCACTTCTGCCAGGAACTGTTCATTCATCGGATCAAGAACATTCTTAATATAGTCTTCAGACTTACCGTCCTTCAGGTCCTCGAAAATCTTATTCTTCCGGCTAGAATTGGTAGCCTTCGCTACAATTTTCTTCAGCCCCAACTTCTCGAAGTATGGCTCAAAGTTCCAGAATGAGCACATGGTTCCGATACATCCGACGAAGTCATGATTCGTTGTGGCGTAAAGTTTCTGGCAGAAGTGAAATCTC